CCTGCGCTACTTCGCTGACTTCGAGTACGTCGAGAACGGGGCTCGGATCGTCGAGGACGTGAAGAGCCCTGCAACGGCCAAGAAAGAGGCTTTCGTCATGAAGCGCCACCTCATGAAATCCGTGCACGGCATCGACGTGCGCATCACCACTTGAAAGAAAGCCCAAAGCCATGAACGAAGCGAAGGTAGCCCGCCTTGAGAGCGGTCTAAACGGCATGGCCAAGAAGGTCCTCGACGCCGTGCCGGCGCAGTCGCCCTGGAGCAAGGACCAGATAGCCATCGAGATCCGGCGCCGGGGCTCGGGGGCTGATCGCTCTGTGCTCGACGGTTGCCTCGACAGCCTGCGCGGGCGCGGCCTCATCAAGGAACCCGCGCGGGGCCAGTTCATCCGCGTGGTCGGAAAGACGACAACAACCCAACCAGAGGAAAACACTTTGAGCATCCCACTATCACCGGCCCGTGTGCCTGTCTCCGCCTTAGCAGCGCCGCAGGTTGAGAAAGACCCGCTCGCGCGCCTGGCCGCGGCTTCGAAGTTGTTGCGCCAAGCGGCCGATGAGATCGATGCCGCGGCGCTGGATGCTGCCGAGCAGGTGCAGTCGGCGGCCAAGGACACCGAGAAATTCCGCCAACTGCAGGCCCTGCTGAAAGGTTGAGGAGAACACATGCTCAATGATGAAAAGCGCGGAGTCGAAGAGGCCTATATGTCCGCTTCCACGAGTTCAGACCTGCGAGTTGAAGCGGAACGCAGCGGCGACGCAGACGTGATCATCGCGGCGGGCTGGAGCCAGAGCCGCGTCGGCGGCGCGCTTTTGCGCCTACACACCGAATTCGACTCATCGGAGAAGTCGCGCATGGCAACCGCCGAGCAGTTCACGCCAGCGGGCAAGACCACAAGGGAACAGCGCGCGCATGCGGCTCGCCAGGCGCATGCCTTCAACCTTCATGAGACCGGGCTCTTGCTCGCCAAGCTCAAGTCGCTTCCCGACGTGCGTATTCAAACGTCGCTCCAACTCGTGAAGTGGGGCGTCGCAGACGCGGAACACAAGAGTGTGCAGATCATCCGCTGGTGGCTGCAGCAGAGCTGTCCGACCTGCAACGGCACGAAGTTCCAAGTCGTGCCCGGCACGCATCGCCACAACGGCAAGGCATGCCCGGCCTGCGCGGGCACTGGGCTGCGCGAGATCCCGAACGGCCAGGAAGGCCGGCGTGTCGCGAACTGGATGGACCAGTGCGTTGAGCGGGCGAGGGCGTCTATCGGACGGCGGTTGCGGCCGGACTAGAGCGCGCGCGTCGAGGCATAGGAGCCCCAGGTCGCCTTCGTGTACGCCAGGAAGCCTCTCCCAAGGTCGCTGATGCGAAAGAATTTTTCGCCATTGCGAACATCTTCAATCACGAGATTGCTGGCCTTCAGAAAGCCAACGAATGCGGCCCAATCAGTTGATCCTGGCATTGGTAGTGGCGCCGTTTCAACCAAGCGCTTATGTTCGACAAAAAACGGAGCGAGGTTTTGTTCGGTCTCGCCAGTGGGCTCTTTACTTTGCAGATATTCGAGGAGCTTTACCTGGGTCCCGAAGATCTTGTGAAAGACGTTCTCGCTCACAGCGGCGAGCCACCACTTCAATATCTCCGCGCGAGCAAGCTGAGGGTCGTGGCTTATTTGGGTCAGCTGATCGCCCTGAGGAGCCACGGCTGGAGTCTTGGACTGCAACTGCTCTTGTTCAAGTTCGATCTCGAAGCCCGCCGCCTTGCCGCGTTTAATCCTCTTGATCAGGCTTGAGAGGGGCACCCCAAACTTGGGCAGCAGGAGCAAGGCCAAGAACAAGACCACTGGTGGCCAAGAAAGAAGAACCTTCAAGTACTGAAGGATCATCGGCCAATCCGCGTAACAGTACATCTCGCCCCTCCAGTTAGTCGCCGGAAATGTAGCATCGGACGGGATATGCTTGCGCTATACTCGCGCCCGAGATTGCGCGTGCTGCTGAGCCCGCTGCCCTCAACTCTCTGTCAAATACCTGCCGTCGCTCCGGCGCCGGCCGCCAAACTCGAAGGGGAAGGCGCGCCTTTTCCGTTGCGCCCCTTGCGTGGCCTGGTTAAGTCTGTTACAATTGAGGCACTTCAGTAGTTCAATGGATAGAACGACCACCTGCTAAGTGGTAGATCCAAGTTCAATTCTTGGCCGAAATTTAGAAGGGGAGTTTCGACTCCCCTTCGTTGTTTTTGTTCAAGCCGCCCGGTGGAAACGCTTGGCGGCTTTTTCGTTTTTCGCGGTGTAGCTCAGCCAAGTAGAGCACCGGGCCCATACTCCGCGTGGCGCCGGATCGAAGCCGGCCACCGCAACCAGACGCTGTCGGCGTCGCGCAAACCCAGCACATCCAAAAGACGCACCCGATTCCTTTATCGGGGCTCGTGCTCAGTGCTGGCCCCATTAGTCGGTGGGCAAACCGCTACCTCCCAGACCCGCCGGACCAACAGCGTTTCACTCGCGCTGCCGGCGGGCACCTGGCCCTATTCAAGGATGGTTGCCGGAGTGGCAACGGGTCGGCTTGCTAAGCCGTAGCCGGCCAGCAATGGCCGCCGAGGTTCGAACCCTCGACCATCCGCCACTTGTCTCACGGCTGCATGCAGTTGCCGCCGTTGCCCGCCTCGTGCGGGCTTTCTTCTTTGTGAGGTGCGCATGCTCATTGCCCTGATCGTCCTGGCCGCGCTGAACCTGGCACTGTCCTTCGTGGTGTTCTGCGGCCAGCGCGCGCTGTGGGCCCGCCTGCCCGCGCCGCACGAGACCAGCTACACGGTGGGCGACGTGACCACCACCATGCGGGTGGAGCGCACCAACCTCACGCCCGCCGAGCTGGCCGAGGTGGCCGCCTACCGCGAGAAGTGGAAGGTGGGCGCCGAGGAGTCCGACGCCGCCGTGCTGGCGCTGTCCCGCATCAACGCAACGTGACCGCCGCGTTCGACAACAACGACGGCCGCATCCGTGGCCGCGCGCTGCAGGCCCGACGCCTGAAGGTGTGGACCAAGGACCCGCGCTGCGCGAAATGCCGCAAGCTGTGCGAGTTCAACGCGCTGCCCGGCCGCGGCTTCCAGCTCGATCACAAGGTGCCGCTGTTCAAAGGCGGACCAGACACCGAGGCGAACTGCCAGGTCCTGTGTGTGGGCCCCGATGGCTGCCATGACCGCAAGACCGCCGATGACCTGGGCTACGTGGCCCCTGTGCGCATCGGCGATGACGGCTGGCCTGTCGGGGCCTGAGGTCCTGTAGGCCGAACGCCCCATTTCGGTGCGGATGTGTTGCATCGTCGCAACGTTGCAACGGCACCACAGGGGGGAGGGTTTTCGGTTTGAGGGGGTCTCTCTGGAAACCGGGCGCTCAGGCCTTTTTTCACGCATCCAGTTGAGAAATTCCGTTTTTTGAGTATGCGAGGTGACCATGGCAAACCCCAGAAAGCCGCGCGCGCTGAAGGTGGTTGCAGGGACCATCAAGCCGACGCGCGACAAAGACACGCCTGTCGAAATGCCGCCGGTTTCGGATGTGCCGGAGCCGCCCGACTGGATGCCGAACGCGCATGCGATCAAGGAGTGGAACCGGTTGGCCCCCATCTTGGTGGCGAACAAGTTGTTGACCGAGGCGGGTCTGGGTGCCTTCGGCCAGCTGTGCGCCCTGCATGGAAAGCTGGTGCAGTTGTGGGCCGCGGGCGAGGCGCCGGTCGCGTCGATGGTTGCCCAGTACCGGAACCTGATCAACGACTTCGGCCTGACGCCGGTCTCGCAGGGGAAGGTCAAGGCGGTTGGCGAAGAGCCGGCCGGAAACAAGTTTGCGCAGCGTGGCAAGCGAGCCTCGTGATTTCGTCGCGATAGCGAAGGACTACGCGAAGAGGGCGGCGAACCCGAAGAACAAAAAGCACTTCGGCATCTGGATGCGCCTGGCCGGGCGGCGGTTTCTGGATGACCTGAAGCGGTCGAAGAAAGCGAAGGGCTCGCCGTTCTACTTCGACGAGTGGCATGCGAACGATGTGTGTCTTTTCGCCGAGGATCTGCCGCACGTTGAAGGCACATGGGACACGCCGACGATCGTCCTGCACGAGTCGCATGTCTTCTTCCTGGTGCAGTTGTTCGGGTTCCGGAAGCAAGACGGCACGCGGCGATTCACGACGGCGCTTTTCGCCATCGCTCGCAAGAACGCGAAGAGCACGCTGGCCGCGATCATCGGGCTGTACTGCCAGAACTGCGAAGGCGAGAACGGACCGCAGGTCATCACCGGCGCGACGACTGGGCAGCAAGCCCGGATCGTGTTCAAAGTCGCCAAGACCATGGTCGAGAAAACTGCGGACCTGCGCTCCGCGTTCGGGCTCGAGGCTTTTGCGAATGCGATCGCCAGCTACAACAACGGCGGCACGTACAAGCCGATCAACGCGAAGGCGAGCACACAGGACGGTCTGAACCCGAGTTGCACGATCCTGGACGAGATCCACGCGCACAAGAATCACGACCTGCTGAACGTGCTGAAGTCGGCGGCCGGGGCTCGGCGCAATCCGCTGTTCCTGTACCTGACGACAGAGGGCTATGCGAATCCGGGCCCGTGGGAAGAGGAGCGCGAGTTCGCGAAGAAGGTGCTGCGCGGCCTGATCGAGGCGGATCACTACCTGGCGCTCTACTACGCCGTCGACGAGAAAGACGAGGACCTCGGCACGGAAGCCGACGACGATTTCGACGAGGCGGCATGGCGCAAGGCCAATCCGCTGATGGACGTGAATCCGCTCTTGCTCGACGAGATCCGAAAGGCTGCGATCGAGGCGAAGGACAAGCCAGGGCAGCATGCCGAGTTCAAGATCAAGCGGCTCAATCGCCCGTCGTCGGTGGCCAAGGGCTGGGTCAACATTACGAAGTGGCGCGAGTGCAAAGGAGCGATCGATCTGGAGTATCTGAGGCAGTACCCCTGCACCGGTGGGCTGGACCTGTCGAGCACCACTGACCTGGCATCGTTCAGGCTGGTCTGGGACATCGAGGGGTTCATCTACACGTATGGCTGGCGTTTCGTGCCTGCGATGGCAGTCCGCAAGCGCACGCAGCGCGGCCTGATTCCATATGCCGGCTGGGTGCTGAAAGGGTTTTTGATCGAGTCGGGCGTCGAGGCCATCGACTACGCGCCCATCGAGAAAAAGATCATCGAGGCGCACGAGAATTTCAACCTGCAGGCGGTCGGCTACGACGGGTGGAACGCCTCCCAGACGGTGCAGCGGCTTAACGCCGCGGGCGTGAAGATGCAGCAGTTCATCCAAGGACCTCGCAGCTATCACCCTGCCATGCAGGCGCTCGAGGTCGCGTACCTGAGTGGCCGCTTTGCGCATGGCAATGACCCGGTCCTTAACTGGAACGCATCGAACGTGGTGTCGAGGCAAGACGCCAACATGAACAACGCGCCGGACAAGAAGAAGGCGCCCGAGAAGATCGACGATTTCGCGGCCCTGCTCATGGGCATCGGCGCCGGCCAGGTGGAGAAGCCACCAGCGCCGAAGCATCAGCTCATCATCATTTGAAAACCCCCAGCCCGCTTCGTGCGGGCT